GGATGCAACGGTAACACCAACAATTACACCAACATTGACACCGGCCCCAACATCAGATGTAACATCTACACCAACGGTTACGCCAACAAATACGGGTACACCGGCACCGACATCTGATGTAACATCTACACCAACACCTACAATAACACCTACGGTTGACTGTTCATTTGGTATTGGGGTTGTGGTATTGGGACCATCTCAAACACCAACACCAACTCATACATCTGCAGTTACATCCACACCAACTGTAACACCAACCCCAACCACAACATCTGAGGTAACGTCTACCCCAACTGTAACACCAACAACGGCAGCGACATCGACACCAGCACCAACATCGACACCAGCATCAACACCAACATTGCCAGCACTTTCAGTTTCAGTAAGTTCAGCAACATTACAAACTTGTTGGAATTCTAATGATGCGTCATTTACGTTAAGTGCTAGTGGTGGTAACGGAGCACCATATGAATATTCAAGAGATAATTCAAATTGGCAGTCAAGTGATACATTTAGTGGTTTAGCTGGTACGTCATATACAGGATATGTTAGAAATGATGATCGTTTAGGTACTGTGGCAAGTACTGCAGTTGGTAGTTTAGCTAGAAGTCAACCAGAAGTAAGTGTTTCAAGTGCCGGTTACCCATCTTGTTGGAATAGTAGTAATGGTTCATTAGTATTAAGTGGTTCTGGTGGTTCTGGAACATTTTATTATAGTATCGATAATGGTGCTAATTATCAATATAATGATGCCTATTTCCCTAATTTAACATCTCAAACATATTACATTAGAGTTAAAGATACTAATAATTGTGAATCACAGTCATTAGTACCATATAACTTAACTACAGGAGAACCGTCAGCTGATTTTACACCTACAAATATATCATGTAATGGTGGTTCAGATGGAACGATTGCGACTTCTGTAATTAATTCTAATGGAATTTATTACAGATACAATGCGGGTGCTGGATTCACAAACACAAGTGGAACTAGATATAATGTTGGTACGTCTAGAGGAAGTTTAACCTCAGGTTCATATACTTTTAGAATTTATAACTCTAACGAATCATGTTATAAAGATTATACTATTACATTAACACAACCAACTCTACAAACAGCATCTATCACAAGTATTGTAGGAGCCACAAGTGGTGACAATGGTTCATTAACAATATCTTCAGGTGGAGGTACTTGGAATAAAACATATAGATTATACAAAGATAGTACAACACCATACAATGATTATCCTACCGATAATTTAATCGCAACTTACAGTAACGTAACTGCAGGTTCACCATCATTTAATGTGACAGGATTAGCTTGTGGATATTATTGGTTACAAGTTACTGACGCAAATGGATGTCAAACAAATACAATAGCATATCAAGTTACATGTCCAACACCTGCAGTAACATACTATCCTGTTGAATTACGTACAGGTCAAGCTGGTGATAACAGTGATTTTGGTAGTGCATGTTACAACTTGGCTAATGGTGCTTTGATGGATGTTGTAATATACACAGAAACGGGATATTTTGATGATGGATATCAAGCATATACTAACAGTGGTACACTTTATACGGGTCTTGGTTATTATACTGACGGAATAAATTATGGAAGAATAATAGGAGGAACTATAACCCTTCAAAATTCATGTACCGGTGGACCAGTAACTCGGTATTAATTTGACATAAAAAAAGATTTAAAATGAAACAAAATAAACATATATTTATAAATAAACATAATTAATTATGCCAGGCGCACTTATACAAACACAGGTCTCAATAAATCTAACAGGAAATTCTTCAGTTCCAGATAATTTTACAATTAAAATATATCCTTGGGATTCCGCAACTGATGCGGTTTCAACGACTAGTAGAACCTACGCCACAGGAGTTTCAAGATCTACAACCTCAGCAATAAATGGTGGAACATTAATTAGTGGATATGGAATTTCACCCATTTATCAAACTGACTATCAAATTGAATTAATTAGTACAACAACCTGTACAACGTCAGCAACTATTACTGTTGAAGGTGACCCCGATTTCTTAGAACAAATTAAATCAATTTATCAACCAAGTACTTTCACCATTAGTGAAAATTTCCCAAATACTGGACAGGTTGATACTGTCAATAATAATGGGATGTACTTAATTGGAGGATTTTCAACTTTAGCTACCGTAGAAATATTACCATATTTAGACGCGGCAGATTTTACTGTAAATGCTGGACAACAACGATTTGGGGACGATATGCCAGTGTATGATCAATATCAATATGGGCCATTTAGTTCTTTTATTATAACCAAAGTGGGTAAAATACTTACACTTAAAGGAAACCCAAATCAATCGCTACAAACTTCAAATAATACTTATAAGGGATCGTTTACATTAACATACGTTCCATCTAATGAAGATTTAAATTTTACATATTGTTATACTGCGGGAATGATTTAATATTGACTTTATATAGTTCCTAAAATTAATTACATTAGATAAACCTTATAAAGATATTTATAGGTGTAACTAAATAATATGGCGGATTCCTTAGGTTCAATAACATTTACAATTCCTTATACTTCAAGTGAGATTACACAAACTTACTTGAATGACTATGATTATTCAAAAACGGGGTTTACCGCCACATCCACAGGATATACGTTTATTGCTATTGGTACAAGTAGATTATCAGAATTAAAAAAATATGGTTCAGGTGGTTATACTCAATCATTAACGTCAGGTTCAATGAGTGACGGAACAACATACACTGGATATACGATTGATACACTTAATTTTCAAGATTTTTCGGATGGTACCACTCAAATTATAGGAACCACACCAAATTTTAGACATACAACAACAGGTTTCACTATGAGTGGTGCAACCGACGGGTTTTCTACCAAATTTGGATACACCACAGGTAATACTACAAATTTTGCAACTGAATACGTAATAAATAATATGTTAACTCGAAACGAACATTTCTTGGGATTTGTGGAACAACCTACCGTTTATTCGGATGTTTTTGTGGAGAGGGGAAAACAAGGAGTGATGGAGAATAACCTTCGTTTGGGGGAGATTGACAACATGGGAGAATTAAGCGTTTATGGAAATAAATTCTTTACGATTAAAAAACAATAAGATTTATATTTATTAATAAAAGAAAATGGCAGTAGGATCATATGGTATAATTAGACCGGCGGACGTTTCACCATCAGATGTGGAGATTTTATATCATTACACAGCTAATAGAACATCCACGGCCGAAGTAACATTAAAGAAATTAGTATCTGAGGATATATTGACACCTGTGTATCATAATGATGCAACCACAGATTCAACAACCGCACCTAATAATGAAATTATTGGGGGATTGTATAATTTGAAATTAAAATCTGCGGATTTCTCAGAATTGGGAATTTACACATTACATATTAGACCAAAACAAATTAGAACTTCAATTACGGATTGTGGTGTTTTAGCGGCATTACCATCGGTTAGGGGTTTGGTTATTGATTTAACAAATGTACCTTCACTTGATAAAAATAAGTTTACACCACAGGGTTTAGTGGGATATAGAGTTGAGTATATTAATAGTGCAAACAATCAAAAAGTACCCAATTTTTACAGGGTGGTCACATCTTCTTTCTTTTGTGAACCGGTTGTTTCTAACTTAACAACCACAACAGAAAAGGCTATAAGATATCGTTATAAGGATTCAGCAACAAACTTAATGTTTTTAACTTTAACACCATCTTCAGCACCTTCAAGTAGACCAAACGTGGTTCCATTTATTGGTGAACCAAGTCAAAAAATTATATTAACAAATACCTTCTTTAATCCAACAACAGTTGAGGTTGAAATGGTTGAACATGATTCATCAACATTGGCACACGCACTTTACGGTAATCAATCTAAGGCGGTTGCCCCTGGTATATACACAATTTACGATGAGGCTAATAACATCTATAAACAATATAACTTATTTGAAATTAAGGATGAGTTTAATAATAGTCTTTTCGAGGTTAGAGAAGAAAGAACAAATATTGATGAGACTTTAAATTTAGATAATATCACTAACGCATAATGACAGTAGTAAAAAGAAGAGTTCCAAGTTTGGCCGCAAGCGGTAATCAAACCTTTAGTGATAGTTTAGTCGGTGTACAAATTACCGACGGAAGCTCACAACTGGCGAACACGAACTTTGCTGTTGATAAAATTATACCAGAAAAAGATAGTAAAAATTTTAAAACATCACCATTTTCTGAATTTTTAACATTAGATAATTTAAAGACTGAAGAAGATGTTCCATCAACTCAAGATGGTAGTATTCAAAAAGATGAAAAGATAAAGTTTAAAGGTGGAATTGATGATGCAGGTAAATCACTTTATGGTTCATTAAAACAAAGATTAAATGTTTCTGTTGGTAAAATTATTACAAAATTTCCAGCATCAATTTTAGTTGATAGTGATAGTCTTGTTAAATCATCAGATTATACCGCATCAGGAATTACATATAGTGCTATTACAACAAGTACAGATTTTTATGTTCAAAAATCAATCTTATATAACCCGTTTGATGTTGTTTTAGTTACACCAAGTAGTAACACAACACCAGCAACTAAAAATAAAATTAGAAATTTTTATTCCTCATATAAAAAATATGTGGTTGATTATAGTGGTCAAACTTATAATATATTAAGTTATACTGAACCTGACGCAAACAATTTAATAAAATTAAGAGTATCGGGAAAACCATTTGGTACAGGTTCAACAATTAATGATAATTTTTTAATAAGACCGAACGATACGATTAATGAGGAGTTCTTTAAAAATTTAGATGACTTAGAAGAACTATTATTAAATAGAGAATCTAATCCTAAATTTACTGCATCATTTAAAGTACCAAGAGATAGTTTTGACCAAACCACAACGGATATTATTTCTGTTGACGTTTCATGGCCATTATCAAGAGACGGATGGAACCCACAAATTATTGGAACCAACTACGAATATTATGTTAGTAAGTTAAGTGACCTCGCTGATGAGATTGATGATTATAAATCAAATTTAATTGTTAGATTTTTAACATCACCACAACTATTTGAATTTGATACCGAAGACCGAAAGGCGGAAGCGGTATTTCAATTATACGGACAATCTTTTGATAGAGTTAAAAAATATATAGATAACATCGCCTTCATGAGGAATGTTAGTTATGATGGATTAAATAATGTTCCCGATATTTTATTAAAAAATTTATCAGAAACATTAGGTTTATCTACCGTTAATTTATTTAACGAGAAAAGTTTAAAAGACACAATACATACAAGAACAGACACACAATATTCGGGAGTATCGATTGGTAAAACATTAATTGAAGCTGAATATGAATTTTATAGGAGACTATTAACAAATTTAGCTTACCTATATAAATCAAAAGGTACAAGACAATCTTTAGAATTCTTTTTAAAATTTTTAGGAGCACCAAATCAGTTAATTAGAATTAATGAATTTGTATATGATGTGAAATCTAAAATTAATTTAAATTATTCTGGTGACACATATGAAACAGTACAAGGAACAAAAATAGATACCGTTATAACAGGAACAACTGCAGTTACGGGAAGTACTTTCATATATTATAGTGAGGGAACAACAGGATTAACAAGTGGTAACACTTTTAACACAGGTTCAATAACAGGGTCAACAAATCTAACATTAGATGAATATCCGATTGATGAGGACGGTCTACCAAGAAAAGTTACAAGTTTAAATTCTGACATTTATTTCCAAAAAGGTTCGGGTTGGAATAATATCACGTTAGACCATAGGTCATCAAATATTATTGATACGGACTTATCAAGTGGTTCATTTGTTGATGGGGTTTTTCAATTAACAGGTAGAACTAAAACAATAAAAACAAAACCAAAAGATTATACGTATGGTGAAGACTATTTTGATAGTTTTAGAACTTTAGATGGTCTTGATTATGGATTTGAATTAGAAAAAAGAATTGATAATAAGAAAGTTAGTGTTAGTGATGATGAAACATTATCTAAATTTATTTTAAATAGAAAAAACATTGAGGTTTATTTGGTACCGTCACAAGGAATTGAATATGACATATATAGACAAGGTAGAAATTTAGAATTAACATTTGGTAATTTAATACCACAAACCGGAAGTACATTTGACAACTATATTGACACCGTATTGGGTCAAGTAATTACTAATTCAAATAGTGCTAAATTTAGTAAATCATATAGTGGACTAACAAAAGTCTTTTATGATTACACAACCAACACAAACACAGGGTTTACTCCTTATAATTTTACATCAGTAAATGAATTCATTAATAAGATGAGTCCATATTGGATTCAAGTTGTTGAACAATTTGTTCCAGCAACTACGTTATGGACGGGTGGAAATTTAATTGGAAATAATATTTTCAATAGGTCAAAATACGATTATAGAAAACCAAGATATGGTGTTCCTGTGGTTAGTACAACTTATGATAGTGTAACATTTAATTGTGAAGAAATAGAATAATAATATAAATATTTATAACATATGAGCTTTTTAAAAACAGAATATTCAGCAACGGTCGCAGCGAGATTAACACAAAAGGGTAGAAACTCTATTGCAAAAGGTAATTTTGTTGTAAGTTACTTTGCGGTGGGAGATTCTGAATACAATTATAACGGAACCGCAAGTCAAAATACATTATCACCATTCGATAAAGACAGTCATGTAAAATACCCATTGTGGTATACAAGTGGAAGTACATTTTTTGGAATACCAATAGACGGTTCAAATACTACAATATGTAAGAATTTAGTTACTGCAAATAGTGATTGGACATTGAGTACAGTTTGGGATAAAAATCCAATCGGATTAGCAAATTCGTATACAACTAACGCATATGTAGGTGTTAAAAATTTATTAGGTTATTCATCATCTTCAGGACAAACATATAATACTGGCACAACAATATATGACACTTTTGGAACTGGAGTAACCATTTCACCTGAAGAACAAAAAGCAATTGCAATATTACATTATACACAGAGCGGAACCACTGGTGACCCTTATAGATTTTTTAAGTATGATGATTACATCTGTATAGATAACACAACAGGTCAAACATCGTTTAATGTTACATTGACCTCAATTATGTATCACAGATCATCATTGGGAACATCTGGTGCAACATTTACAATGGGAACCGTTGATAAAAAAATGGTATCTAATTATAATTCAAGATATGAATTACCATATAGAGATTTAGTAGATTCACAAACTAATAGAGTTGGTAAAATATTTCACAATCAAAAACTTGTAGTATTTGATGATGAGGAAATTGTTGCAGCATTAGACACATCATCATCAAGAAATTACACATTAACAGCACCAAAAGTTGATGTACTTGTTACAAGTAATAGTCCAATTACAGATTTAACCGTTGGTAAAACTATGTGGGTTACCTATAAATTTGGAGGAGGAACAGTATCGGACGACTTACCTTGTAATTATTTTATGAAAGTCACAGGGTCAACTAATGATGAGAATGTTACTGTTAAATTTAATAGTGGTGGATTTAAACATTTAAATAGTGGTTATACCGCAACAGAATTTCATATATTAACTCAAATTAATACAGGACAAACACCTTCAAGTAGTTTGTGGTACAAAAGAGATTATACACTCGATTTAGGTGGAGATATTAATAATATTAAAACTGGACATACATTTACAATTAATCAAACCAAAATTGCCGAAGCAATTGCTGGTGGAACTTATTCATCAGGTCTATCTTCTTTTGGAACAGATAGGGCATTGACAGGAGCCACAATATCTGGTACAGTTGCATTGGTAAGATCAAGTGATATTGAAGAAATGGTGTTTAATTTAAACTTACCTACTAACACATTCAAAACATCTCAAAACCCAACGTATGTTTCAGGGAACCCAAAGATTACAGAAGTTGCATTACTTAATTCCAATAAAGAAACATTGGCGATGGGTAAATTAGCTTCTCCAATACCAAGAGATGGTAATCAAGTAATCCAAGTTAAAATAGATTTCTAAAGCTTTACATTTAAACTTATTAGGTTTAAATTTTATATTATGATTACAGATGTAAAATTTAAAAACAAACCAAAAATTCTTGGTTTGGATATAAGTACAAAAACCATAGGTTTTGCTTTATTTGATATAAGTGGTTCTAAATTATTGGAATTAACTCACTTCTCCCCAAAAATTAAGCCTCAACCAGAAGATAAGTTAGAAGAACTTATGATGAAAGCAAATGCATTTCAGAAAGTTTTAGATAACTATAAAGACATGGGTATAACTCGTGTTATCATTGAAGAACCATTATTGAATTCAAATAACGTTTATACCGTAGGTACATTACTAAGATATAACACATTAATTTGTAAACTTATTTACGATAATTTTCAAATCGTACCAACATTCATATCAACATATAACGCAAGAAAATTTGCATTTCCTGATTTGGTTGGACCAAATGATAAAGGACGTAATGTATTATTTGGAGGTTATCCAAAAGATATCGACAAGAAAAAAGTAATATGGGAACATGTTAATGATGTTTGTCCTGATATTAATTGGTTAAAAGGAAAGAATGATGTTTTGAAGAAAGAAAATTTTGATATGGCGGATGCGGTAACTTGTGTTATTGGTTATTTCAACATGATTAAACAAGAAAAATAATATCCGGCAACTCATATTTCATTATAAGAGTTGTTTGTGTTATACTTATTAATAGGACGGGACAGAGCGTAAAAAACTTTGTTTGGTTGGTAGGGAGTCGATGTGGTGGTCGGCTCCCATTTTTTTTTATCATATTTTTTTCTTATAATTCTACTGTATGAACAATCAAGAAGTAGATTATACCGCAATTTTTGAGATACTAGAAGATATTTTTGGTGACTATAAAAATCATAGTGACTATAAATCTCAGGTTAGTTTTGATTGTCCGGTTTGCTCATATGATATTAAAAGTTTAGACCACGGAGATGGAAAGGGTAATTTAGAAATCAATTATAGGTATGGGGTTTATAAATGTTGGGTGTGTGCTGAATCACATGAAACACATGGGTCTATCTATAAACTAATTAAAAAATATGGTAATCCTAAACAACTCAAAAAATATCTTTTATTAAAACCCGAAGAACAACACGACGGAGTAAAAAAAGTATATAATCAAATTAAGTTGCCGTCAGAATTTATTCCATTCAAAGATGCAAGTTTTGGAATGAAATTAACTCCCGGTTATAAACAAGCTTACAACTACATTAAAAGAAGAAACATTACTGATTTAATGTTACAGATTTATAATATTGGATTTTGTGCTACGGGAATATATGAAAATAGAATTATTATTCCATCTTATGATGAGAACAATAGAATAAATTATTTCATTGCTCGTTCATACTTGAACAATACAAAAATGAAATATAAAAATCCACAGGCACAAAAAGAGATTATAATATTCAACGAGAAATTAATTGATTGGAATGAAACTGTTTATATAGTTGAAGGCGCATTCGACAGTATATTCATTCCAAATGCAATTCCAATGTTAGGTAAATTTATGAGTGAACATTTATTCAATAAACTTTACAATAACGCAAAAAAAATTATAATAGTGTTAGACCCTGATGCATATAACGACCAAGAGAGATTGTATCATAGATTGAATTGTGGTAAGTTAATGGGTAAGGTGTGGTCAATAAAATTAGAGGGGGATAAAGATATTGCCGATTTAAAAGGTGATTTAAGTGAGTATAAAATAAAAAAAATAGAATAAATGAATTTAAAAGACATCTCATTAGAGATTAATGACTTATTAGAAAAAAGAAGAAAAGAATTAGAGTTAACCTTTATTGAAGAGGAACACATCTATTATATGAAAGATGTTGATGGTGAAATTAAAAAGAACTTCCCATCGGTATCTAAAATTATAAAAAAATTCTATAAACCATTTGACGCTGACGGTATGGCATTGAAGATGTCTAAAGGTGATCCTGAAGGGCAAGCAAATTTGCTTGCGGAATGGAAACAAGCTGGTGACCTATCAACCAATATGGGTAGTAGAGTTCACTTTGAATTGGAATCTGATTTGATTGGTCGTTTTGATAACTACAAAGAAGTTAGACAACCATTATTTGATATCAATGAAGAACAACAACGTAAGAGTGATAACATGATTGTTGCGGGAAAACAATTTCTTGATTTAATGTTAGAGAGAGGTGGGGTGTTATTAGATACTGAAATTGTATTAGGTGACCCTAATGAACAATATACAGGACAACCTGATAAAGTTTGGTTAATGGAAAATAAAACTAAAGATGATTTTGGATTTGTTATAACAGATTGGAAGACGAATCAACCAAAGAACTTTGAGGTACATCATTATACTGGTAAATTATATCCACCATTTAGTGAATATCACGATAACGCACTAAGTCATTATTATTTACAACTACCATTATATGGAAGATTATTACGTAAGATGTTAGAAGGTACGAAATATAACGACACCAAATTATTAGGTAATGTGGTTGTTTTATTAAAAGAAGACGGAACATTTGTTGAATATAAAGTTCCACCACAAATTAACAACACAATCCAAACAATGGATTTAACAAAATATATTTCAAGATGGTCAAAAAAATAATTCACATTGCAGATTTACATATTCGTACAATTCAAATGCATGATTTATACAAAGAACAGTTTCAAAAACTGTTGGATGAATTAAGTGTAAAATTTTTAGAATGGGCAGATGAAAATATATCGCATAACGAAATTAGAATTGTTGTTGCGGGTGATATCGCACATCAAAAAATTAATATTTCAAATGAACAATTATTATTAACGAGTTGGTTTTTAAAAGAGTTAACTCGTTTTGGTAAGGTTGTAATAATACCAGGTAATCACGACTTCTTGGAGAATAATACACAACGTATGGATAGTATAACACCAGTCGTTCAATTATTAGACAATCAACATATCACATACCTAAAAGATAGTGGTGATTATGTTGATACCGATGGTAGCGTTCAATGGGTTGTTTATTCATTATATCAACACAACGTAAGACCTGAATTTACAAAACAAGAAGGTTTATTAACGGTTGGACTGTTCCATGGACCGATTATGGGGTTATCGACAGACTTAGGTTTTGAGTTTGAAGATGCGTATGACCAATTAAACTTTGTCGATTTGGATTTATTGTTATGTGGTGACATTCATAAGAGACAACAATTCACATTACCTAGTGGTGGTAAAGCAATTATGGTCGGTAGTCTTATTCAGCAAAACTTTGGTGAAACAGTTAAACATCATGGTTACGGAGTTTATGACGTAGAGACAGATGGATATACATTTCACGATTTACCAAATGAACAATCATTTCTTCATTTTACAATAAACGATATTAAAGACATAGAAAATGGAGAAGAAGTTCACGTTAACATTGGATAATGAATTTTCGCAGTATTGTGAATTAAATAACATTAAAGATGTTAATAAATTGGGTAAGGAAACATTCAATAGAGGGTTCTCACTGTTGAAATATGGAGAAACACCATACGGACAAAGAACTAAAGAAATTGTAGAGGTACCTAAAGAAACCATTAAAGAAATTATCGTTGAAAAGATTGTAGAACGAATTGTAGAGGTGCCGGTTGAAGTCATTAGGGAGGTTATTAAAGAAGTAAGAATAGAGGTACCTATTGAGGTGATTAGAGAGGTTATTATTGAAAAACAAGGTAAGACTAAGACGGTAACAAAAGAGGTCATTAAAGAGGTTCCTGTTGAAAAGATAGTTGAAGTTACAAGGGAGGTTTTTAACAATTCGGAAATTGATAAACTTAAGTCTGAAAATGAAAAATTGAGAAATGAATTGGATAAAATAACCAGTTCCTTAAATAACTTAGGTAAAGGGAGGATGATGAAGAAGAGTGATTTATCAAATTTATATGACGAGTAATTTCCGGCAACTCACTTTTTTTTACGGAATGTTTTCTCTATATTTTAAATAATAAACTAATAATTATGATACTACTATTTTGGGTTTTAGCGGCATACGGGATGACATCAATTCTTGTTTGGGGTAAAATTTTCGACAATCAAAGAGAATGGATTAAGAAACATTCTAAATTTTTTGGTGATTTAATTAGTTGTACACTTTGTACATCGACATGGGTTGGTTTCTTTATGTCACTTGTTTTAGGTGGATTAACTAAAAATTATTTTAACACGCCATGGTTCATGTCTTTATTTTTTGATGGGATGTTTACTGCTGGTTCAGTATGGGCAATCAACGCCATAATCGAATTTTTCGAAGAGAATAGAATTAAATAATCACATGGCAATTACTAAAAAAGAGAAAGGGTATTTGAAAAGACAGTTAAATTTATTTCAAGAGGAAGTTTTTATTGATATTCCTTTAAAGAACGCAGTTAATAGAAAATCTAAGAATTCATCATATAGAAGATTTTTTCCTAACAACACCATATTTGATAAAGTATTTGATTTAGTAAGTGATATTGGCACGGCAATGCAATCCTTAGCGATATCAGAAGGTATTAAGTTAGAAACATATATTTTTGATGAATTTAAGGGAGAAAAACATGAAGACATTAAATTTGAAAATGTTATTAAAATAATTAACAATAAACCAAATGAAACCATTTTATTTAAAAGAGTTAAAATAACTAAAAATATTTTAAATGAAAATACAACATATACACATAACAGATCTAAATCATTACATTTAGATTTATTAATTTTACATGAAAATGAATTATATATTGATGAAGTAAAAGATGGTATGAGTTTAGACACCAAAAAAAGTGATGCGGAAATTACTGAAATAAAAATGGTAAAAGAATTATGTGAAAATAAAACAAACTTAAAATGTAAATCAAGTATTATATTATGGACATGTCAAGATTTATCAAATGCATCGATTAAAAGTGACGAAGCGAGTGATTATATTGTAATAGGTAGGGATTTATGTGAAATTTTAAATGTTAGTTTTGATGATATTGAAAATAAAAGATACCAATCAAATCGACATAATGGAGAATTTGCCATGAATTATATAAAAGAAATAAATGAAGAAATTATAAAAATAGAAAAAAATGAAACCACTCTGTAAATGGTCGGGAGGCAAAAGAAATGAAATAAAGTTGTTTCAAAAATACTATCCACAAGAATTTAATGTTTATATTGAACCATTTATCGGAGGAGGAGCCGTTTATTTTGATTTGAATTTTAAAGGTAAAAATGTTATTAATGATGTTCATCCAGATTTAGTTAATTTTTATAAAATGATTGCAGATGGTCATAGTAAAGAAATTTACGATTTAGCTAGTTCTTGGGGAACTACTGAGATTGATTTTTATATTGTGAGAGGGGGTAGTAAACAAAAATTAAAAAACGGTGAACTACCTTTTGTTCCAAAAAACGATATTGAAAGAGCCGCACAATTTTATTATTTAAGAAAAACTTGTTTTAGAGGAATGATTAGATATAACGATGAAGGTAAATTCAATATCCCATGGGGAAGATATAAAACAGTTAATTTTGAGGATTTATTAGTACCGGATTACAATCATCTTTTAAATAGAACTGATGTAAGTTTAGGTGATTACAAACATATCTTTGAAAAATACAATTCACCTGATAATTTTGTTTTTTTAGACCCACCGTACGATTCTGAATTTAATGATTATGGTTTTGATGATTTTAATAGACAATCTCAAATAGAGTTGGCTGAAATTTTTAAAACAACTAAAAATAAATGTTTAATGGTGATATCCGAAACTGATTTTATTAAAAATCTTTATAAGGATTTTATTGTTGGAACATACCCTAAAAAATATGCATTCAAAATATATAAAGGTAGAATTGGTGATGAAATCGATAAAAATCATCTTATTATAATGAATTATAAAAATGAGTAATCCTTTTATTAAAGTTACGTGGCAGGATGTTCCTGAAAATTTCACCCCTGAGAAAATCAGAAGGGTGAAATCTTATTTTGAGAAAAAGTATGGTGCGAAGTCAGTTCAAGTTATTACTAAAACATTGGCCAACGTAAATCAAACACGTTTAGAATCCTTAGAGGCATCTGATAATATTTTAGACCATCAGTATCAAAAGAAACTGATGAAAGATTTCCTTAGAGATAACAACATTGTTATTAAAGAGGAACTGATGGAAAGACTAGATAATAAAGTCAACACTCAAATAGATAAGTTAAATGAAAATAAAGTTAGATATAACAAATGGTACATCAAGAAAGTTGAATTCTCAAACTTTTTATCATTTGGTGATAATAATGTTATTGATTTTACAGGTTTGGACGGCATTACTGTAATTGAATCCACACCCAAAAATTTTGGTGGTAAATCAACATCATCAGTTGACCTTTTAATGTTCTTATTTTTTAATGCAACAACCAAAACTAAAACCAACGGTGAAATCTTTAACAGATTTACAGATAAAAATGAGGTAAGTGTTCGAGGTGAAATTACTATTGACGGAGAAGATTATGTAATTGAAAGAAAGACTTCTCGTAAAATGAGTAAGTCGGGTGAATATACAATTAAAAACGAATTAGAATTCTTTAAGAAAGATGAAGATGGGACTATCGTCAATTTATCTGGTGAACAAAGAAGGGAAACCGAAGCGTTTATAACTTCAGCAATTGGAACCCAAGAAGATTTCTTGTCAACCATTTTAACAACAGGATATAATTTAGAAGAGTTAATTGAATCTAAACCAACTGCTCGTGGACAAATTTTAACAAAGTTCATGGGATTAGAAAGTCTTAAATTAAAAGAGGAAATTGCTAAAGAAATTTTCAACGATTGGAGTAAAAAATTAATTTCTAACACACACGACAAAGTTAATTTAGAATCTGATAATCAAACATATAAAGAAAGTATCACTAACTCCGAAAGTGATATTGTTAGATTAACAAAAGACTTAGGTAAGTTTGAAAAGGATTTAGAAAAGTTAGAAAAGAAAAGAGACGAAGTATTCTTAAAAAGAAACAATGATGTTGATAAAGAATTATTGAATACAAACCCAACTTTATTACAAAGAGAAGTTACTTTTTTATTAACTCAAAAAAACGTAAGTCAAACAAACGCGGATAATATTTCAGTTATAGAACCATCACAATATTATCATGAGGACCAACACAAAGAGTTAAGAGGTGAGATGGCCAATCTTCAAGGAATTGATGTTGTATGCAAACACGAAAAAAGTGACAGAGAAAAACTAATAAAGAAATTTGAAGAAGGGACAGTTTGTCCAACTTGTAATAGAGCGTTAGATGAGGTAGACCACACAGATGAAATCAATAAAATTAAAAAAGAAATTGAAGACATCATCAAGTCAATGGAAGAAAATCAAATTCAATTTGATTTATTAAAAGAACAATCCGAATCGTTTGACACATTAAAGACTGAGTTTGAAACTTACGAAAAGAATAAACTTCGTAAAGAAAGATATGAATTGGAGGTTGAACAAAAACAACTTGAGATTGATACTAAACAAACAAGACTAGATAATTACGAAAGTAATAAAAAGAAACTTGAGGATAATCAAAAAATAGATGCTGAAGTAATATCCCTTAAGACTAAAATTGAAACGGCAAACGGAGACATAAGACAAACAAATACTAACATTGAAAAACATACCAACAATATCACTAACATGAATGATAAGATTGGTATCAATGAAGAGTTGATTAAAAAAATAACAGCCGAAGAAGAGTTGTTGTCTGTGTTTAAAATATACCTAACTGTTTATGGTAAGAATGGTATTTCAAAAATCATACTTAAAAATATGGTACCGTTAATCAACCAAGAGTTATATCGTTTGTTAGTGGATAGTTGTCATTTCATTTTAGAGATGAATATAAACGATAAGAACGAGGTTGAATTTATAATGATAGATACTGAGACACGAATTGTTAAACCTCTTAATGCGGGGTCTGGTTACGAAAGAACCATATCCTCTTTAGCACTTCGTAGTGTGTTAACTAAAATTTCATCATTACCTAAACCAAACATTGTGGTAATGGATGAAGTATTTGGTAAGATAGCGGATGAGAACTTAGAAATGGTAGGGGAATTCTTTAAGAAAATTAAAAATTACTTTGACCACATACTTGTTATATCACACAATTCTTTAATACGCAACTGGTCAGATAATATTATCATGATTAAGAAAGAAGAAAACGTTTCATCAATAGATTTTATCACTACCAAGATTTCTTAATTTTAAAATATAATCTTTAAGACCATTTTCTAAATTCCATTTAGATTTCCAACCAAACATCCATTTATGTGGTTTACTTTCAGTATGGAATTGATATCCATTAGGAATATCTTTTTCATCATGATATGTGTATGGTATGTTTAAATTATCTAACACATCTTCAAAGGTTCTTGCAACACCATTACCAACTTCATACCAATCACCTGCGTTTTCTTTGTAATTTTCCATTGCAAATATGTTGGCACTTATAATGTCTTTTACATAAACAAAATCTCGTTTAGGTTTAAGTGGAAATAATTTAATTTCCAAACCTTCTTCTTGTTTTTGTAACATTTGATATGCAACTGAAGCCATCTTTCCTTTATTATGTTCTAAAGGACCATAGACATTAAAATAACGTAAAGCAATCCCACCATTTTTAATTACTAATTGTTCCGCAACGTACTTACTCCAACCATATAGGTTAGATGGGTGTATACCATTAGTTCCGTAATTTGCTGCTGACGATGAATATATGAGTTTACTGTTCATTGTGTTTGACCATTCAGATAAACAACGTGTAAATTCGTAGTTTCTGGTCATCATATAATTGACATCTGTTTCCAAAGTATCGGAACAAGCACCTACGTGAAATATGACATCAGGGACAAAATCGTCTAATAAATCAAATATTTCATCATACCATTTAGGTAGGTCAAAAATGTCTTCATTTATTTCTAAAATTACATGGTTATTTACAAGTTCATTTAATAGGTTTTTTCCAATAAAACCATTTGTTCCTGTTATTAAAATTCTCATATTATTTTTTTTTTCTAATTATTGGAACACTAACACCTCTTTTTTGAACAACGATAGATGCCATTTCATTTGCGTATATTATTGACTCCTCAATATTTTTTGTTTCTAAATATTTTACGGTAAATGATGCGGTAAAAGTATCACCAGCACCACTCACATCAATGGTTTCACGTGGATCAGGTGATGGATATATATTATCCATATATTTTGCACCTTTTGAACCTAACGTTACAATTAACTTATTTGGATAAAGTTTCTTAACATCATCACTAAAATTACGATACTCATGTTCATTTAATTTAATAAAATTAAAATTAGATACGAGGTCAGGTGAGATTTGTTTTTTTGTATCCATAACAATAAAACGAGAATGATAAGCAATCTCTAATAGTAATTTTTCATTTAAAAATCCTTTATTATAATCACTCACAATAATTGCATCCGAATCTTTTATCTCATCGATGACACTATCAGTTAATTCCAAGGGTGTAATTGTCTCCTCACCCTCATCAACCCTAATAAACATGTGGTTAGATTTATCGTCCACATATCTTGTTTTCTTAATTGGTTGAAATTGATGTATATGTTTTATTATAATATCATAGTTTAACGATTTCAAATTTTCAATTACATTCCCACCCATTCCAAAATTTCTCTCCACGTATAATGGATTAAAAACGGGGACAGGAGCTTCAGGACTTAATCTTTTAGTTTCACCATATACGAATATATCCGTACATATCTCACCTATTACAGTTATTTTCATAATAAAATATAAAATAAATAATTAACAGTTTCAATTTTTTATTCTAAATAAAATTCCATATATTTGTCACATACAAATAAACTTATTATGACACCAAAAGATTATCAAAGTTTCGGTCTTTACGCTAAAGATCAAGGGATTAGTTCGTTAAAGTTACATCACTACAATAAACGGATTGAGGATAGTCTAACCCCCTATATATTAGAGGAAAGACAAATGAATGTAACCATTATGGATGTGTTTTCACGTTTAATGATGGAACGAATTATATGGGTTGCTGGTGGGGTTGATGACCATATGTCAACAATCTGTCAAGCACAATTAATGTTTTTAGATAGTTTAGATAATAATGACATTACAATGCACATCGATTCTCCGGGTGGTAGTGTTAAGTCTGGGTTATCTATTGTAGATGTTATGGATTATATCTCATCGGATATTAGAACCATTAACACAGGGATGGCGGCATCAATGGGTTCGGTTTTATTAGGTGCGGGAACTAAAGGAAAAAGAGGTTCTTTAAGATTTTCACAAACCATGTTACATCAATCTTCAGGTGGGGCAGTCGGTAATATCCAAGACGCTGAAATTAGTATGGTTGAGTGGAGAAAGGTAAATGACACCTTATTTACCCTTTTAGGTGAGTATTGTGGTAAAACAGCCGAACAGGTTAAAACTGATGCAACTAGAGATTTATGGTTAAATGCGGAGGATGCACTTTCATATGGTATTATTGACGAAATAGTTAAGAAAAAGAAATAAGTAAAAGGGAACAAAAGTTCCCTTTCTTCATATTTATAATAAACACATAATATGAAGATTGATAAAACAAACGTACTATTAGTTTTAATCGCTTGTTTGGCCGCATACACAATATTTCAGAATCAAGGTATAAAAACCGACGTTGCTGGTTATAATGCGAAAATTGAATCCCTACAAAAAGAGATAGATTCGGTTTATGTTGCAAACAAAAAGATTGATAATCAAATTGAAAAGGTTGATAACCACATCGTTAACGTAGATAAAGAAATTGACAATGTGACTAAAAACATAACTATTATTAAAAACAACACAGATGAAAAAGTTAATTCTATTACTACTATTGGTAATGTCGAGCTTGAGCAGTTATTCACAAACAGATACAACTAAAATTATCGTTTCTGATACAAATAAGGTCACCTTACCAACAAGAGTTGCTAGATTAGCATTTCAAGATTTACTTCGTTACGACGGTGCCAAATTAGAGATTAATGAGTTAAATAAGGTAATAACACTTAAAGACGAACAAATTGGTTTGTTTAAACAAAAAGATTCATTAAAGGACCAAAAAATTGGAAATTTAGAATTAATCATCAATAAAAAAGATGAACAATTTGGATTAGAAAGACAAAAATCTGAAAGTTTATTAAAAGAACTTAAAGGTCAAAGAGCTAAAACATTCCTTTATAAAGTTGGGTCCTTTGTTGGAATAATTGCAACTTCATTATATCTTCTTAAGTAAAGATGAAAAAATATTTAAACGTCAAGAATTTTACGATTGTTATTCTGATAATACTATTATTCTTGGCATTTTTTAATCCAGGAGGATACCTACCTAATAGGACAAATATAATGGTTGATTCAATACCATATGCGGTTCATGATACCATCTCTGTTGATAATTTAGTTGAGGTTGAAGTAGAAGTCGAGGTTCCTGTTGAGGTTGAAGTTGAGAAAAGGGTTGAGGTACCCGTTCTAACTCCTGTTGATACTAATGAAATATTGAAAGTTTATTTTGCAAAAATCCAACACAAGGAAGTATTAACGTTACCTAACAATCAAGGGATTGTAACTATAACTGACACAATTTCGAAAAACAACATAGTCAATCGTAAGTTTATTGCAGATATAAAACGTATGATTGTTAAAGATACTATCTACACACAAATACCAAGAAAAACTGAGGCTTATTTAGGTATTGATGCTAAATTTGATAAACCTAATGTTGTGAATATCATTGGATTGAGCATGTTATTTAAAAATAAAGATGATAATCACATGTATAGATTGGGTGTCGGGGTCACAAATAGAACTGATGACCAAGGAAGTACAGGTAAATTAACACCGTTTATTGGAGGGGGAGTTTATTGGAAAGTTAAATTAAGAAAGTAATTCACCAACCAATATTTTATTTAAATGAAGACATATATTTTATTCATATTTGGAATGTTCGACGACCATGAAGATATTGAATTTTTCTGTACCCAAGTTCTTGCTGAAAGTAAAGTAATTGAATCTGTTAGGTTTGTAATTGAAAATTCCCAAAACATTATTGTCATTTTTGACTCAGAATTTGACCATAAAAACATATCAAATGAACTTTTTGGTTTACTGATAAATGATAATATTAAATTTTACTTTATATTTGATAGGGAGAATTTAGTAACAGCACACTTACCTGCCGAGGTAAAAGATTTTATATTTAAACCATCAAATGCTAATCACATAGTTAGAGTTGAATATGAAAAAACAAGTCCTATTTTGGATTTAGACCAACTACTTGAAAAAATAGAAGAATCAGGAATTGCTAGTTTAACTTCCGAAGAAAAAAAATTCTTAGATAATTTTGATAATTAATCAAAAAATTCGTATCTTAGTCCTACACTAACAATAACTTACCAATGAAGAAATCCATCTTAGTCAACGCCGACGAACTAACAAACTACATCAAAGATTTACGTAAAATTCCTGTAATCACACACGAAAGACAGGAAATTATTTTTAATTTGTTGAATAATAAAAATACAACAAAGGAAGATAAAAAGAAATTACATGATGAGTTAATTGTTGGTAATCTTAGATTTGTAATATCCGTATCAAAAGCGTATCAAAATCAAGGGATGGATTTACTTGATATCATATCTGAAGGTAACATAGGATTAATTAAAGCGGCCGAAAGGTTTGACCCTACAAGTGGGTTAAAATTTATATCTTATGCGGTGTGGTGGGTTAGACAATCAATCATGGCATTTTTAAATGAAAATGCTAGAACAATTAGAATCCCTTCAAATTTAGTTCAAGAGGCTCAAAAGAATAAAAAATTAGATTTAAGCGACGAGGATAAATTCTACACAAATAATTCAGAAGAAAGTACACCAATAGGAACACAATTACCATATTGTGTTGGTCTATATCGTGAAATTAATGAGGATGGGGACCAACTAATTGATGTAATTCCAAATAGAGAAGTTATAAGTCCTGATGAAATATTAAACACACCTGAAGAAATAAAAAAGAAAGTGTCTTTAATGTTGGGGGTTTTAGACGAAAGAGAAAAAACAATTATTGAAAAATATTACGGATTAACTGGTATAGAATCCAATTTAGAAGATTTGGGTGATGAATTTGGATGTACAAAAGAACGTATCCGACAACTAAGAGATAAAGCAATAAAGAAGCTCAGAAACGAGAGTTTTGGGTTATTAAACTATTTATAAAAATATAACATTATGAAAAAGTTAATCGAATTAATAAAAACATATAAACTACAGATACTGATTTTTTTAACAGTCATATTCTTTTTTCGCTCTTGTAGTAATTCAAGTAAAGTGACTAAATTAGAAAAAATTGTAAAACAACAGGTTACCATTAATGATAGTCTTAAAATCACACATAAAAACGAAAAAATAGCAATTCACGGTTTTTATGATAATTGGATTACACAAAAAGATAGGGGACCACAGTTAATGGAACTACATTTCATTGTTAAAGAAAAACTAAAAAAAGAACAAGAATCTAAATGAAACATTGGTTAAACCAAAATTTTAAAACATTAATTATTGCTGCATTTTTGATTCCAATCATTACTGTGGCAATTGTTTCTATTTCACACGTTACAAAATGGTATGGTATATCTAATCCTGTAAGTTGGGCTGTTTATTTGTCAATTGGAATTGAGATTGCCGCATTATCAGCATTGGCAGCCATTTCCGCAAACATGGGTAAGAAAGTTTATTTTCCATTTGCGGTTGTGACATTAATTCAATTTATTGGTAACATATTTTTCGCATATACATATATCGACATCAACGGACAATCATTTAAAGATTGGGTTGATTTGGTATCCCCATTAACAGAATTAATGGGAGTTGACCCCACAGATATGATAGGTAATAAAAGATTTTTGGCATTTTTTGCTGGAGGTATGTTACCAATCATTTCATTATCTTTTCTACATATGTTAGTTAAATTTACCGAAGAAGATAGATTAAAAGAGAATGGATTAATTCAAAATAAAGAACCTATATCTAATCCAGAAGAACTAAAAGATTTTGTTGATGAGACAACAAGAATACGTTTAAGTGAAAATGATTTAAAGAAACTTGAAGAAGTGTTATTAAATCCACCCCCACCAAATGATGAATTAAAGAAGGCGGCGGAAGAATATAAAAGACGTGGAGAGTTATTGGCGGAGATAATGAAGAATGATGAAGAATTGGGTTTATATAACGAACCATTTGATAATCCATTAATTAAAGTAGAAGAAATTCATCAAATAAATGAAGATAGTGGAAAAAATTCATCAAACAAGGAAGAATCTGAAGTTATAGTGGAAAATAAAACACTAACCGCTAAATTAGGGGAACTTAAAAAAAACGGGTATAAGGTCAGTCAACTTGAAGAAGAAGATATAACACCTGAAACTACAATTGAAACTACGTTACCTGAAAAGGAAGACGAAAAAAAAAAATAAAAAGGTCAACATCCAAGAACCGCAAAAAAGAAATCTCAGAATTTCCAGAGATTTTTAATCTCAACCCTACTTTACAAAGTCAAGAAGAAGAATTATATTGGGAAAAGGACGATATTAATCCAAATCAAATAATATATGATTTGGAAAATAATAAAACCATAATCCCAACTTCCGATGAAGAATTAATTGGACCATCAACGGATGATAATTAGTTTTAAATTTTGATATATTAAATGTTAGTAATAAATGATATTGAAACCTTAGATAAGGACAAATTAAATATTGTTAAAAGGAAATCCAAGAAAACACAAATTTTTCTTTACGACACTCAGAGAAGAGTTGATGATTTTGTTAATAAAATAAAACATAGAAAAAATGGTACATACGATGATGTACCACATTTTATAATTTCAAAATTGGGTTTGGTGTATCAGTTATTTGATACCGATTACAGTTCAAACACTTTTAATAACCCCAATAACGATAAGAAACAGATTAAAATTGCCATCGAGAATTTGGGGTGGTTAAATAAAAATACAATCACTGGTGTCCTTAATAATTGGATTGATGACCCATATAGGTCCGAACCTTATGTTCGTAATTGGAGAAATTACTATTTTTGGGATAGATATGGAGAAGACCAATTAAAATCATTATCTGAATTGTGTACCTACCTCACGGAAAAACACAATATATACAAACAAGTCGTACCGTCCCAAGGATATATGGAAAAGGTATCTAATTTTAAGGGAATTGTTTGTAAATCCAATTTTTCAAGTATTTATACAGATATAAACCCGTCCTTTAATTTTAAGGTATTTTTCAATGATGCAAAAGAAAATGAAAACTGATGAGTATGACGTAACAAAGAACATGTTAAAGACTATTAGAACTTTAACTGAGTCTAAGGTATCGTCCAATATCATCAATGAAAACCAAACTGAACTCCAAACCCCTCAGGTCAACACCACTAACGATGAAAATCAAAAAAATGATATTGATGTGATTAATGATGTTGACGTTAAGTTATTATCAAGTGATCAAAACGACTTGAAATTAACTGATCAACAAAAAACCGCCATTTCTGAATTAATTGATGGATTTAAACAACAAGTTAGTCAAATTGTAGAATTTGAACCAGGAATGACATTAACCAGAGAACAAATAAGGTTAGATGGTTATTTACCTGATGAGGATATTAACTTTGTTTTTATCTCAGGTAAAGAAAGTGGGGTATATATTAACGCAGATATGTTAAAGTTAGAACAAGATGTTGCTACATCATTAGAAAAATTGGCAAAATTTGAAATAACATTTAAATCCGCGATGGACCCAATAATACAAGAAAGAACTAATAACTAAAATGGCATTAACAGATCAAGATAGAAGAGATATTGAAAAAATCACCAAAAAGGAGATTAAAGACTTTATGGATTCAACTCAAGCAACCAAAATTGTTGTTAAAATGATTCAAGATGAATTGGGTACTAAAAAGATTGATGACAAAATTGTAGATTTGTCCACTAAGGTTGTGGTTGAGTTATTTAAAACCTTATGGCAAAGAAAGTCATTTTGGGAGAGCGCATTAAAGAATGTTAAATAATGGATAAAAAACTAATAGCAGATGAAATTGATGAATTACAAAGAGTAGTTCAAGACCTCAAAAGAAATGAGGACCTTGATATTAGTCTTGGTAAATTAGTCACCGCTTTTAGTAAATCTAAAGAAGTTGAATTAAGTAAAGATATTTGGGATAAATTAGAAAACACGGAATCAAACGACGTTGAGAAGGGTCAAATGAATTTGGTTAAAAAAATCGCCAAAAGATATGGTAAAACCGACCCCGAAATATTATCTAAGTCGTTAGAAAGTGGAGAATATCACCGTCCATTAATAGTTAAGTTAGATGGTGACAGATACCATTTAGTTGCGGGTAACACAAGATTGTGTACCGCCAAAGCAATGGGAATGATACCTAATGTGTTTATTGCGGACATATCAGGAAATAAAGAAGAGACCAAAGAATCCACAGACGCTGGTTCATCTGGTTCATCTGAAGGTCCTCTATTTGGTAAATCGAGTACAATTAAAAGAAGAATCTCTAAAATCCCTAATATGAACCTAAATGAGGTTACTACAGGGGATGCGGGTGAATATGATGTCCCATTATTTGGAACGTCACCAAAGGGTCGTAAAAACCCATTAAAGATAGATGGTCCTGATAGTATCTATAAGGGTAGGGCGGTAAAAGATAGGGATTTCCCAAAATGGGGTGGTCCTGATAGTGTTTTTGTTAAGGTAAAGGAAAAATGTAAAAAATTCCCTTATTGTAACCAAGGAGATATGAATGCGTTAGAAATCATAAAAGAAGACGATGAATTGATATTAACAATTAAAGAAACGGCTAAAAAATACGGAATTTCATATAAACATATGGAATCTATCGTATTAAATGAGATTAACAAGATATTTATTTAATTATGAAAGTAAGTGAACTAAACACCATTATTGAAAATATTTTATCTGAAGAAGTTAAGAGAGCAATCCTTAATGAATCTAAAGGTAAATCTAAAGAAGTATTTCACATAATTTGTGATGGGGAACCATATATGAATTGCGACACTCAAAATGAGGCTGAAGAACACTTAGATAAATTAAAAAAAGAACATCCAGGTAAACAATTTATCATCGAAAAAACAATGTACGAATCTCATGAAGATATGTTACATAAATTAGATAAAATGGGTGAACAATTAGAAGAAAAAGAAAATACAAATATGGAAAATCAAGAACCAATGGAAGGTAACTCTTTCGGTCAAGCGGTATTAAACGCAAAAGAAAAGGGAGAAAAGACTTTTGAATTTGACGGAGAACAACATGATGTTGAGGAATGTTGGAAACAATTAGAAGAAGAAGAGATGGTTGGCACAATGGAAGAAAAGAAAGAAGAAGATGAAGAAGATGAAGAAGACGAAGGACCATATAGTGATTGTTGTGGTGCACATACCGATATGCCAGAATATGGAATTTGTCCTGAATGTAGAGAACATTGTGGTTGGGTGAACGGAAATGGTGATGAGATTGATATTTCAGAAGAAAAAGAATGTAAAGAATGTGGACAACCTATGGAAGAAGAGGGTGTCGATTTTGAAAAAATATTAAGAGGTAAAAAAACTGAAGTTGCTGAAGAAAAAACTACATGTGAAAGCGGAGGAATGTATGAGTCTAAAAAGAAAACTGTACGTTTAACTGAAACTGAACTAACTAATTTAATTGCTAAGATGGTTAGTGAATCTGTACCAGGATTAGAAGTTACAAAAAAATCACATACTGAAAGTGGTAAAGAAAATTCATCACATTTAAAAGATGTTGATAAGAAAATGAAAGATTACTTATCATTTGATGGTAATGACAATCCTGAGTTTCCTAAACCAATAGGTAAAGGAGAAAAGGTTGCAAGAAAAAATACACAAAAACAAGAAGACGAAATTAAGAAAAATTTTGCAGGTTTAGAAAATTTAGATTACGATATTGAGCCAGATGAAAACTTTAAGAAAAGATTGAAGATGGCAATAGATGGTGATAGATTAATGGGTAATGCTCCTACCACAGAAAAAACTAATGTAGTTCCATCTAATGGTTCTAAATTAGGAGAAGAACCTAAAGATAAAGATGGTAATAGTATCCCAACACCTGAAACCGCAAAGAAGATTGAAAAACAAGTTAAGGATAGAGGAGAAGATAAAAAGAACAGAGTATTGTATAAAAAAGAAAAAGTTCCAGTTAGTGAATCTAAAACAACATTAAATAGTGTTCTTTTAGAAGAAATAAACAAAATGAAGAAAATTTCGGAATACAACAAAAAAACTCAATAGTGTCTTTTTTTTATTTTGATTTATCCTTATATTAGTAATATTATAAGGTTATGGAAAATAAAGAGGACTACTTAGATTTTATCTCATCTGAGAATTACAAAAATCAAATCGACATTTGGTATCGAACTTACAATATAAGTCGTGAAAAAATAGAACTTTTTCACGATTTTGTCGTTTCATTATATTCAATAATAGATGAAACATATTTGGGACCTGATATTTTATTCACGGAAGTAGACCAAAAAAATCATTTTACATGGTGTTGGGACAAAATCATCAATAACTTCAGCAAAGAAAAAATATTCTTTAAAGAAAGGGGTAATTGTTACGAATACTGTTGGAACTTCTTTTTGGAAGCGTTCTATTTTGCACAAATGGATGGTAATCAATTAAGAATAAGTGATTACTTCTTTAACTTATTCAATTTTAAGCATAGAAAAACAAGGTCGGAATTAGACATGTTAACCGAAGTTTATAAAATGTTTGAACAAAACTTGAAAAAGTAAAATTTTTTTCATATATTACTATTAAAAACCGAGATATTATGGAAACTTTAAAAAAAATAAAGGACCTAGTTGAGAGAATGTCCGTCGATACACAAAAGGTATACGATAAAGGAAATCGAAGTGCATCCATTAGGGCTAGAAAATATGCACAGGAAATAAAAATCCTTATTGCGGTATATCGTAGGGATATTTTAGAAGAAATTAAAAAACATGATTGAACAAATTAAACTTTTTTTATTCGTGATGAGTATTATATACACATTACGATTTGTTGTTGAGTTTGTGGTAAGGCTCACACAAGAAAATCCTGAACCTATGACAATGTCAAAATTAGATCAGGTGTTTCAAATTATATCATTATCATACATAATAACCTACATTTTAATTTAAAAACGTGTTTGAAAATATAAAATCATTAAGGCCTCATTTTCATTCTTTAAGAGAAATTGAAGGTAATGTTAGTTTAGACATTAAGTTACCATTGAATTGGAAATTTGAGGAAATAATAAAACCATATAGGTCAATTAAAGTTAAACTACAAGATAAGAATGAGAAATATACTTTATTATCTTTAGTAACTAACGCCACGCAAGAAGGTTACGATGTTATTTTTGCATGTGCGTTAGAAGTACTTACACAAAACAAAGAGGAAGAAGAAAAACAAAAGTTGTTTCAACAAAAAGTTAAAGAGTTACAACAATTATTTCAAAACGAAAAGTTAGATAAATTAAAAGATATAAACCTACTTGAGGATTATGGACAAGAGATTACAACAAGGACTGAATTGGTTGACGAAGGAGACGGAGAAGGACAAACTGGAGATACAGACGCACAAGAATCAGTTGATTAAGGAATTAAAACAACTTGATAAAAGTGAAATGTTTAAACCAGAAATAAAAAAGAAGATATCTATAATAGATAAGATATTAAAGATATTAGGATATGGAAAAAAAAGGTGACATATTAAATCAACTCGCAATCATTAGCGATTTATTAGAAAAAGTTAATGTTAAAGTTGAATCCAAAACTATTGTTTTTGAATTATCAAAAATTGAATACGAAAAGGTATTGACTACTCTTCAAAAGAAATACGGAAAACGAATGGATGCACCCGACGGTAAATTCAACATATCTATTGGTGAGGTTGAAATTGTTTTTAATATGAGTAATGTCTAAATAATTCTCTACGTTTAAATCCTTTTAATTCTAATAAATTATAAAGTAACGTTCTTTGATGGGTTGTAATATCTTTTACAAATATAAAATTACCCTTTTTTCTTCTTATTAAATCTTCTTTTATTATATTGAATAATCTTTCAGAGTCATCTTTATTTTTATTACCATATAATTTAACATCCTCTTCTATTTGAACAAAAATTTTATTGTTTAATGTAAAAATTTGAGCAATTTCAGTTATCGGTGTAATTTTATCCATCATCTCATGATAACGAATTCTTTTTTTAGTTTGAAAATCGTATATCAGTTCTTCTTGCCAATATGTTATAATTTCCTTTATTCTAAATTTATCCCCCTCAATGAGAGCGGGTTCATTTCTGCCCAAACTATCTTTAACCCAAGTCGTGGTTGCCCATCTATTATTTGGAAACACCAATGCTAATTCAAATACCAATTCTTGATTTCTTTTTCCCCCTTGTTGTTTTACGTAAGGTGGTTTTTTTTCTGTCTTAAACTCCCTCCAATATTCATATACGGTGTTACGAGTCATACATCTGTATAATATTTTAACTCTTTTTTTGTTACTAAAAAGAACTATAAAATATTTCCCGTTTTTCATAAGATATTGGTTATTAAAGAATAAAGACCATATATCGCCAATCCAGACCAAATAATAACAAAAATAACAACCCCTTTTGGAAAGTCATTTGTTTTATCATAAACGTCCTTATACGATTCGGAACTATTCTTTTTACAATTTGTACATGCCATAATCAAATATATACCATTTATTTCTTTTTGTAAAATTTTTTAGTTATATTTTTTAATATAAATAAAAATAAAGATGATATCTTATATTGGTGGTAAAGCACGTATTGGTAAGTGGATAGTTCCACAAATACCAACTGACATTGAAACATATGTTGAAGGATTTTCAGGAATGTTTTGGGTCTTTTTTAATATGGATTTAAGTAAATTCCCGAATTTAAATAAAGTTGTTTATAATGACTTTAACAGATTGAATGCCAATCTGATGAAATGGTCAAAACAATATGATATATTATGGAACGAATTGGCAAAATATCCATGTCAACAATTAGGAGTTGTAGATACACCACCAGAATATGCTGAGATGTTTAAACAATATCAGAAAGAAGTTTTTAATGATGATTTAGTTATAACAGAAGAAAATAGTTTGGAAATTGCGGGTAAGTATGTTTATGTCTTATGTCAAGTATTTTCAGGTTCAAAACCCGAAACTGCGGCTTACACCGACTACAAAGGAAAATATCGTTGTAAAGTTCTTATCTTTATGGATAAGTTAAAGAACCCAAAATACCGTGAACATTTTGATAAGTTAACATTTGTCGAGAACATGGATTTTGAGGCGGTCGTTGAAAAATACGATTCACCAACAACTTATTTCTATATGGACCCACCATATTGGAAAACTGAAAATTACTATTCAAATCATGACTTTGATGTGAATGATCACACACGATTGGCGGAATGTATTAAAAATATCCAAGGTAAATTTAGTTTATCGTATTATGATTTTCCTAAATTGGTTGAATGGTTTCCAAAAGATGAATATAAATGGAATCAAAAAGATTTCGCAAAGGCGGCTGCAGCTAAAAAAGACGGTAAACAAAATATGGGCACCGAACTTTTAATTATGAATTATTAAAATAATATTTATTAAAAAAAGAGTATGGAATTAAGTTGGTATGTGGTAAAAGTTTTACCCGGAAAAGAAAGGTCATTAACCGAAGAATTTAATAAACAAATTTTATTAGGTAAAATGAAAAACATAAATCGTTTTGTTTGTCCAACCGAAAAGGAGTTTAAGGTGGTAAAAAACAAAAAAGTTTTAAGAGAAAGGGTTTTATATAGTGGGTACCTTTATTTTGAATCCCCATCAAAATTAAGTGAATCCGATTTAAAAACAATCTCATTAACACCAAATATTATGGGAATGATGGGAGATAGAATTCCAGTATTATTAAGGGAAAATGATATTAAACGAATTTTAAAAGACGATTCTTTAGATGAACATATAGAATCTAAAAAATTAAAATATATTGTTGGTGAAGTTGTAAGTGTTATTGAAGGACCATTTTCATCGTTTGAAGCAACTATTTCAGAAATTAAGGGAGAAAAAGTTGATCTTGAAATTAAAATATTTGGCAGAAACACACCAGTATCATTAACGATAAATCAAATTGAAAAATTAAAATGAAATTATCCCCCGAAGTATTAACATATATCCAAACAGTTAAAAATTATTTAAAAAAGAATGATGAAGCCCGAAAATATTTTTTAACGGGTGTTGATGAAGATTTTTTTTTCCAACATTTAAGTGAAATCTCTCAAAAAAATTTCAACTCATTAGGTGAAGCGATGTTAAATAAAGAACAATTTGATTTATTAAGAAACACAATGAAGGCAATCTCAATCGTAAATAAATCAAAAATAGAAGATACACAAGTTATTAATCCTGAAGAAAATATCTTTATAGATATGAGAGGTTTAAGTAAAATTTGTCTTAACTAACTTTATTTTTAAATTTAAATATATTACATTATACCATGTCAAGAAAATTACCAGAAAATTATCCTATGTACGATACGGTATATGGAAGTGAAGTACCAACCGAGCAATATTATGTTGTGTTATTCGATAGGTTACCATCAAAATATGTTAATACGTCTAACTACGACCCAATAATAAATGAATTCCTAACCTCATTGGGGTTTATTGAGGAAATTAATATTTTTTCATCAAATAGAAGATACGATTTGTCGTCACAATCATTATACGTTAATTTTGATATGAAGATGATGATTAGGATTTCAGGAAACACAAATAAAACAAAAGATAATTTAGTACAACTTGATATTGTTTACGATATTTCACAAGGTCCATTAAGTAAACAATTAGATTTAGATAAGATTAAAACATTTGAACGAACAAAAAAGAAAGCAAATATTCAGTTAGTTAAAAGTGAAATGGGTCATTTAGATACTGAAGAATATGATTTATTAGTACCCCCAATTAATTTAAAATTAAATTATGGTGAATCATTTATTAAAGTTAATGATGCAATTGTAAAAAAATTAAATGAAAATAATGGTAAAGGAATTATTTTGTTACATGGTGATCCTGGAACAGGGAAGACATCCTATATAAAATACTTAACAACATTAATTAAAGAAAAAGATATTTTATTTATTCCACCATCTATGGCGGAAATGTTATCCGAACCATCAATTATACCATTCTTAATGGACCATAAAAATAGTATCCTTATTATTGAAGATGCTGAACGTGTAATTTCAGATAGAGAAGGTAATGGTTCCCCCGCTGGTGTTTCTAATATTTTAAATTTAACCGACGGTATATTGGGGGATTGTTTAAGTATTCAAATAGTGGCCACTTTTAACATGAAAAGGGAAAAAATAGACCAAGCTTTACTCCGTAAGGGTCGATTAATTGCGGAACATAAATTTGAAAAATTAACAGTAGAGGAAAGTAATAAACTATTAAAACACATAAAAAAAGACCATAAAGTTTCGGAAGGGTTAACATTAGCAGATATATATAATATCGATGTTGAAGTTCACAGACCAACAAAAGAAAAAAGTAAGTTAGGGTTTTGATTAGTCAAATAAATTTAAATTGGTCGATATTTAATATAAAAGAAAACACAATATGGAAAATGTAACTGCGGAATACGTAAAACAACTACAATTAGAAGGAAAGAAAATTTTGGTGGATTATTGGGCAACTTGGTGTGGACCATGTCAAGCGTTAATTCCTAGATTAGAACTATTAGAATCTGATTATCCTAATGTTACATTTGTAAAGGTTAATGTGGATGAGAATATGGATAGTGCATTAGAATTAGGAGTAAGAACGGTACCAACTATTATGATATATGATGGTGAAAATCTTATCAATCGTTCTATGGGTGCCAATGTTGATAGTGTTTATACTAAAATATTAGATACGTTATAATATGTCAAATAATGTTATTGTTTTTACATTAAATGGTTGTGGCCATTGTGTTGAGTTAAAAAAAGAACTTAAAAAACAACAAATAACATTTAATGAAATTGAAGTTGGTAATAATAAAGAGATATGGGATAAAGTCGTTGAACAAACAGGACATAATTCACTACCAACAGTGTTTATAGCATTAGATGGTTCCGATGAAGGACCTGTCTATGTACCCGGAAGAGACTACGATAATCGAGATGACTTGATTAAAAAGATAAAAATTTACGTTTAACTATAAGAGGATTTAAAATAATCCTCTTTTTTTTTACAAACTATCGAAATAAAAGTATTTATGTAAAAGACATTACTTTTACATGGCCTTACAAAGAATAAATTGGACACAGATTGATAGTGAGAACGTCCCTTCGGGGTCGATTATTGATTTAGGTTCATCCTCCAACCCTCTTCATGCGGTATATGCCGAAAATTTATACATTTCCGGTGTAAGTGTATCTTCATTAATTACTTATGGTACAAGTGGAACTGGTGGAAGTGGTTCTAACGGAACGTCAGGTTCATCAGGTTCTAGTGGTGTGGGTTCTTCAGGAACGGCCGGTTCTTCAGGAACATCAGGACAAGCGGGTACTTCAGGAACTTCGGGAACTTCAGGTGAGGCGGGAACGTCAGGTTCTTCAGGTTCTAGTGGTGTTGGTTCTTCAGGTTCTTCGGGAACTTCAGGTGAGGCGGGAACGTCAGGTTCATCAGGTTCAAGTGGTGTTGGAACAAGTGGAACTTCAGGAAGTAGTGGTACATCACCATTAGGGTTTTCATCAGGAACTTCGGGAACTTCAGGTGAGGCGGGAACGTCAGGTTCTTCAGGTTCTTCGGGGTTAGCCGGAACTTCAGGCTCTTCGGGAACTTCAGGTGAGGCGGGAACGTCAGGTTCATCAGGATCTAGTGGTGTGGGTACTAGTGGAACTTCGGGTTCAAGTGGTACAGGTTCATCATTATCAATTACACAATCAGGAGGGTCAACATATACTGCGGTTTCAGGAATAACATTTAGTGGTGCAACAATCGTTGACCAAGGAAATGGTAGTATTACTGTTAATATTATTGGAGGTGGAACTTCAGGTACAGGTGGTACAGGTTCATCGGGAACTTCAGGAATTGATGGTTACGAAGGACATTTAGCAATTTGGAAATATAGTGGAAACACAAACACATCTCTTGACCCTGGTACAGGATATTTTAATTTAGATTCGGCAGCTTGGGGAACATCAACAACAAGTATCACATTAGATAATTTTGCTTATTCACCAAATACAAATTTTTCAGCTTACTTAGACGGATTAACTATAGGTACCATTTTAAAATTGGTAAAAGTAGGTGACGCATCAACATTTAAGTTATTAAAAATTGATTTAGTATCACCACTTGATAGTGGATTTGAGAATTATACTGTTAGTCAATTATCATCAGGTGGAACAGACCCGAATGATAATGACCAATTTTTAATTATACCATTAGGTATACCAGGTTTAACGGGTACTGCCGGTACTTCGGGTTCATCAGGTTCTAGTGGTTCATCGGGTTCTAGTGGTTCTTCAGGAACGGCTGGAACTTCAGGAACTGCCGGAACATCAGGTTCTGACGGTACTTCGGGAACTAGTGGTTCTTCAGGAACAGCTGGTTCTAGTGGTTCTTCAGGTTCATCAGGAAGTACAGGTACTTCGGGAACTAGTGGTTCTGACGGTACAAGTGGCACTTCAGGGGATTCAATTTTTACATTAACGGGTTCTAATTGGTATACTAATGAAAACGTTATAATTGACGGTAAATTAACTGTAAATGAATTGATAGTATCATCTTCAATTACAAATATGACCGTACAATATTCTAGTGGGTCAACTAAATTTGGAGACACATCGGATGATACTCATACATTTACAGGGTCTGTTAACATATCAGGTTCAATAGTTGCAACTGGCACGTCATTAGTTTCAGGTTCATCACAAGTTATACTTTCAGGAGTTACAGGATTTTCAGATTTTAGTAGTTCAATTTCAACATCATTAGCGGGATTAACAACAACATTAAATGATAGTAATATTTGGCAACAAACCGGTAGTTACTATTCAGCTAATCAAAATATTCAAATTACAGGTAGTGCTGGTTCATTAATGAAATCACCTGATGGAGCGACTGACGAAAAATATGCATTGGCAATTTCACAATCAATTCATGCTAGTAATATTAATGTTGGTATACCAACTTCAAATGATTGGGGTTCGAATTTAAATGGTTCTTATTTTAATAATTTTAATAAAAACACAGACGTTTCTGAAATATTGAGATTTGTTGCGGGTTTATTATCATCTTCAGCACCTGACGCAGCACCTAATACAAAAACATATAGTACTGCAACTAGAAATATTGTTAATACAACAGCGGGTAGTGTATCAACAACAGTACCCGGTAGTGTTCCACAAAGTTCTACTAACACAACAATTACTTATTTAAATGGTAAAGGATTTGCTAACACAGGACAACCATTATTTAGTGGAATTACTATCAATACAAACGCATCTTACGGACATACATTTACAAGTGTGTCAGCTGGGTCTACCAACGTATCATCTTCAGTTGATGCACAATTATTTGGTTTAGGTCAATTAAGTAGTGGTACACCAACAAATTTTAGAGTATCGGGTTCATTTACATTTAAATTTAAAGATAGTAGTTTAAAAACGGACACCGCAACATCAAGTTCAAATCATTTAATAACACAAACAGGTGCTGGTACAACAAGTGGTGTTACGTTAGCAAAAATAACAACAGCAAATCCTGCGGTTATTCCAGCAGCTTATCAAGATGGTAAATTTGTTTCAGTATTTTCACCTACAATATATAATGGTGGTTTAAGTGGAATAAGTGGTAGTGGTTATTATAACATAACATCATCTATTTCAATATCAAGTGGATCTGCAACAACATATACAACCCCTGTTACAAGTGATATTGAAGTATTCTATGCTCCTCTTTCTACTATTGCAACAAACATACCGGCACAAACACCAACATTTAGTGGTGTAAGTGTTAATGCAATATCAGCCGTTTCTCGTTCATTGAGTGGAGCGCCTTTCTTAACAAGTGCAACATATAATATTTCAGGTTCTGTTACAGGATTGTTTAATCCATTATATTATGCAGGCACTGGTATTGCAACAATAGGTGTTAGTGGAACAGGTTTAGTTGCAACATCTGGAACAAATACAGTATCAACATTGGGTGGTACAATACAAACATCAAATGCGGTTTATGATTCAACAGGTGTAACTGTAAGAAGTACATCTACAGTTCCTTATGAAACAGATATTGTTAAAGTAAATGGACTTTATACATTTACAGCACCGGCATCATCAAACGTAGTTTCGGCTTCGGGTTCGACAACACCAACAACATTTACATTAACAGTTAACGGTTTAAATAAAGCTGGTACAACAAGTACAAATACGTCAACAGTATCATATCATACTGCGGGAAATTTTAGTCAACTAAGTGCGAGTGGTAGTTTGGCCTATTATGGTAGAGTACAAGGAACAGATTCAGGAACAAACTCGGGAGCGTCAAACTTAGAACCATTTACTGGTGAAAGTAATAGAATACAATTAAGTGATAATATATTATCATTCACAGGAACAGCTTGGGATACGGCATTTGGTTTATATAATTTAGGCGAAAAAGATTTACAAGTTAAACCTGGTTTCTTAGTTAAACCTGGCGGAGCTTACAAGTATTGGTTAGAAAATCCAAGTGATACAAGTGATTACAAATATTATGTTAGAAAAGTTACAACCAACGCAGGTGTAAAGGGAACAATGACTTTAAACATGGGATCTACCCTTGTGAATTGGAATTCAACAACAAGTAATTCTGTTTCATGTTTAATTTTATTTGAATCAACAAAGAGTGGTTTATATACACCACCAAGATTTTTTGACCCATCAAACGCTTTAACAAACTTAGGTACGATTACTGCAAATACTGACGGAACAAATCCATTTGGTTCAAGTATATATGTAAATCGTTGTAACACAAGTAGTGTCTC